ACAATGTTCTTGTCCCGCTATTCAAAGACTTCGGAAAAGACGGGTGTGTATTGGGATGGTTCGTACTGGAAGAAGCATGCTGGTGTTCCAGATGCGGCTCCTCCAGGAATGTCAATGCACGAACTTGGGTTGGCTGTTGACCTTAACTACCCAACTAAGGCTGACGAAGAATGGTTTATGAGGAACGCTTCACGCTTTGGTTTGAAGACTATCTCAAGCATTGCTGAGCCTTGGCACGTACAACCAGCAGAACTTCCAAACAGTAGAAGGCAATATGAAAAAGATGGAGCGCCATGGGGGCGTGGTCCTGCGGGAACTATTGCTTATCCGTCTGACGCTACCTTTGAAGGCACTCCAGAAGATTCATATAGCGCTAGTGGTGGTATCACTGTTAATTCTCAAATGAGTATTGCTGATTCCATTACTTATTCTCGTGCTAGTAATGTGCTGAAAATTGGAGGAGGTGGTATTGGTGGTCGTGTAGTTACATTACGTACAGGAGCGCCAAAAACTGGGGGAAATAAAAGTAAAGGTTCTGCACCAGGGTTTAAACCAGGAACCATCCCTGCGGGATTCATGTACCGAACAACTCCAAACTACCAAGGTTGGGGTTATTTTGTTCCACAATCATTTACCGACGCTGATCTAGAAGCCTTACACCTACACGAGCAAAAGGATTGGACTAGAACTGTAAAGAATCGTGACGGCACGCTTATGGGCGGATTTGCCATGAATCAATATAACTGGAACCGAGGTGGTGGTTTAAAGTATGCAAAGAATCCTGCACTAGCAACTCCTGAAGATCAAAAGAAAGTAGCCAAAGTTCTATTAGAACAACTTTGGGCGCACGATGGCTTTGAATCTATTGTACGAGGCAACATAACATGGCCTGGTGCAGGAAAACTTAAATCAATTGATCTTCCTCCTGGAACCCCTATTAGTACTACAAAGGGTTCTTCAGGTGACCCTATTAGCGCACCTTCTCGTGGTGGCGGTGGTAACACTGTGATTGTAGAGGGCAATGGAGGTGGTATTACAATTGCTCCAAACATTTACATTCAATCAGCAGGTAACAATGTGGCAGACGCAAACCGTGCCGCTCAAGAGATTGCAGATATCATTTCTCGTAAAGTTAAAACAACTGCTCTAAGGGGTATGTAATGGCTAATAAATTCCCATCACGTTATCAAAATGACCAGTTCTATAACTTTGATAAATACGAAAGTGGTATTAAACCAGGTGAGTCTGGCGCACGTGGGGAAAAAGATAACCCAGACTTTATATGGCCTTCTAACTCGTACAAGAATTCTATTACAGGAACAAACACTAAATTAAAACGTGGTTATATGCGCATGCTTACTGAGGCATACGGTAGTAGTGGAGCATCATTATCTTCACGACGTTTTAACTTTCAATTCAATCCTGACGTCCTTGTACGTACCGTGTCTGCTCGTAACGATGTCCAGTTTTGGATGAACCAAGATCCTAGTCAATTTGTTAACCCAATCCCAGGTCAATCTAACTTTGCCTTTACATTCATACTAAATCGTGAAGCCGAAGTAGCATCAGGAACATATAAAAACAATTCTAATACTATAACGAACATAGGCCCTTCTGACGTACCAGGTTCAACAACTCCTATTTATAGAGGAGTTGCTGGGGAACGAGTACAAGTTGGAATGGCTTCTGGTGGGTACAACAAAGCATCAGTAACTGACATTGGTGTGCTTGCAGACCTCATGGTCTTTGATCAAGTTATTGGTCAAGGGTTAAACCAAGACTTAGCAGACAAGTTGTTACAAAAGATTGGTGAGTACACCACAGAATATAATGCCAATCTTCCTACTGGTGCATCGGTAGGTACAGCAGATGCTCAAGACCAACAACCTCTTACAATGCCTGCTGATCTAGGTGAGTACCTTGCTGGAAACATTGGTAACTCTGCGTTTCTTATTGCTCAACCAATCCGAGTGGTGTTCTCTTCTTTGTACATGGTTGAAGGCTTCATTAGTAGTACAACAGTTACATTTAATAAATTTAACTTAGCAATGGTTCCAACACAGTGCACCGTAGAAGTTCAGATGGAAGCAATGTACATAGGTTTTGCTACTAGGGATACATTTCTTACCCGCACTTTAAGTGATGCCATAGGAGACCCTTCTGGTAATAACGGAGGGGATCCACAGGGTTCTGAAGCGGCTCAATTACAGCCACTTGCCGACGATCTTGTTAACCGAGTAGTTCGTTCTAAATCATCTGCAGGGTCTCAATTAAATCCATTTAGTGATGACAGCAATAGAAAAGAACTTGAAATATCAGACATTTTAGGTAAAGGGGACACCACGACTTTTGAAGTGTCTATGGTGCCCACTAACACTTACGATGTTAATAAAGATTACATTAAGCAAACAGACGCCACAATGTCTTTAAAGATTTACTACAAGGGCCGTATGGGTGAACTTGAACCTGAAGGAGATTTTGCAGTAGACAGTCTTGTGTATGAGACAACTGCACAAGCAACAGTTAGTTGGGATTCTGCTGTTCCATTACTTAATGCAAAACCAACTTCTTTTGAACTAACAAAAAAGAACCCAAGTGTTAACGAAGAATGGGATTCATCAGATTTTGCTATTTATAAAATAATTGCACGAATTGAATATGTTGTTACAGGTACTCAAGGAGGTCAAGCCACCTCTGTACGGTACACAAACTATGTAACACGCTCAGGTGAGTCATTTGAAAGTATTGCTAACCGTATATTCCGTGATGGTACACAGTACTGGCGAATTGCTGATATGAACCCGCATGTTAAATTCCCAGACGCTATTCCTACAGGAACTATTATTCGGCTACCTGCATGATTTTTAAGAGTAGCCATCCTAACTCTCCTGATGTATCAGTTATTCTGAGTGATGTTTCAGTAGACTACGCATCAATACAATCTGTAGGTATTGACGTGCACGAAAACATGCACGATATGGCAACTATTACTTTCAGCGGATTTTTAACTAAAGGCATTACTGACTACGTAGGTGTACCTGTTTACATATCTATCGGAGTCAATGAAAGCCGAGCAATTGAATTCTATGGTTATGTATCGTTTGTTGAACCCGTAATGGAAACAAGAAAAGGGTTAATAAACAACAGCCCTGTTCAAACTGCTGTATTGACTTGTATGGGTGCATCTTTTGATATGAGTAACAATAAGTACAAGGTGTGGGAAAACGTCACCCTTGCAAACATTGTTGAAAAGATAGCAAGTACGTACGGTTATTCATTTGCAGTTCCAGACGATCGGTTTGTGTGGAAACGATTATTACAAAATCAAAAGTCTGATTGGCAGTTTTTAAAAGACACTTGCAATTCAATTGGGTATTACATGACTACTTCAGGTACCCACATCCATATGTACGACCCCTATAAAGCAATCGCACGCCAACTACCTCACGTAGATCTGCTTACGGTACGTGGTGTTTCTGGGGATATAAAATATGGTCCTGGACGTATTATGGAATTTAGAGGATTATTTGGAGACGTCACGTTAGACGGCGCTGTGTCTAAATACAATTACGTTGGTATTGACTCGTCTGGTACTGTCGTTCAGGCGTCCACATCTGATGACGACTTTACCCAACTTGGAGAACTTGTTGAACGCCGATACATTAATGAGGTAGCCACAAACGTTACCTCTATTGAAATGTTAAATAAACTTGCTAAAGCCTCTACTAAGCAGAACTACCCGTACAACGCTACTGCTTTAGTCACTGGTGTACCTGATCCAGTGCCAGGTTCTGTAGTCAAGATTGACAACTACGACTCTTACTTTGACGGCTACTGGCTTGTTAGGGGTGCCAAACATACGGTAACAAGATCCAATTACCTTACAGAATTGACCTTATCTACAGATTCTACTAATGGCGTAGTGCCTACTAAACAACCAGGTGCGGCTTTTCAAGTCCCACCACTACCCGTTCTTATTGACGGTACGTGGTCTTCCTCTCTGGATTTTAGTGATATCTATGTTTAATAACCCTGTATACCGAGCAACAGTTACGTACTCAAACTCCAGTACTGGGGATATCAAAGTACGTATACCCGCACTATCGGGCGTTTTGGACGTTGTATCACTATCCACGATAGGCAGATCAGCGTACAATGGTAGTTGGGTAGTACCAGCAATTGGGGAACAAATAGTAGTCACGGCTGATGACGGTAACCTTTCTAACCTATTCTGGGTTCAAACAAACCCAGTATCCCCTGTGTCTACTACTTCTATTGAAGCAGACGTAGCGGAACTTACCACGGACGTAACTGGGCTAACCACAAACTTAGCGGGGCTAACCACCCGTATTAATGAACTAGAATCTTATAGGGACGCATTTTTATTAGGGGTCTTTAATTAACTATGTCAACGATCAAAACTCCATTTGCTATAGCGTCATCGGGACGGGTTGAACGAGTCATGGACCAGAATGCTATGGCACGCCAACAGATCATTGATGTGCTTACGACATCTAAATTTGAACGAACTATGCGACCTGGTTATGGTGCTGGCGCCAATGACTTACTGTACGAACCAGTGGATGATCTTATTTATGGTGAATTCAAAACTGACGCCTTGCTAGAACTTAATAAAAGAATAAACATTGCAACTATTCTTGATGTGCGTATTGGTGCCGCTCGTACTCCATACTTTGCAGATGATCTTAGCAATACGATTGAGATCGCTGTTTACTACCGAACGGCTTCTCCAGGCGTTCAATCATTTTCATTTAACATCGCCACTCCTGGCGCTCTCACTGAGGAATCGGTAATATGACAACCTTTGACTACACAAGCAGGGACTACACGTCCATTCAAAATGACTTGTTTGCCCGTGCACAAAACCAACTTCCTGAGTGGACATCTCGTGACACTGGGGACTTTGGTGTACTCATGGTTGACCTGTGGGCGTACATGGGAGACATCCTTCATTACTATGTGGACCGTGCCGCTGGTGAATCATTCCTCAACACTGCTACACAACGTGAAAGTGTTCTTGCAATCGCTAACTTGTTGGACTACCTGCCGTCTGGTCGTAGGTCAGCAAAAGTAAACATTCAATTAAATGCCAACCTTACAACGGCTACTGATACTGCTCCTGTATTTATTCCTAAGTACACCCGTTTTAAAGCAACCCCATTAGTAGACACTGCTTCTCCTGTTATTTTCTTGTTAGATACTCCAATTGCTTTTGTGGGAACAAGTAACGGAGCAAGTACAAGCATTGTTTCCGATGGTGTTACTTACGCAACGTACCCAAAAACACAAGTAGTCTCAGTGGCTTTGACTGAAGGTGAGCGGTTTACAGAAACCTACACATCAACTGGTTTGATTGGACAACGGATTACCCTACGACAAACAGGTGTTGTTACAGACAGCATTACGGTTACAACAAACGAGGGTGGCGCTGGGTCTACAGTAACCTACGCATATGTTGAGCGAATAATCAATGGAACAAACAATGACAAAATCTATGCCGTAGATATCACGGCAGATAACTATAGTGTTATTGCATTTGGAAACAACGTTAACGGGTCTGTACCAGCCGTTAACTCCACTATTACTATTACCTACCGTAAGAGTCGTGGTAGTGCAGGTAACGTTGTTGTAGGTGCTGTCAAAGAAATTGAAAGCACTACAGTACCTAACAAGCCATCATTAGATGGTTTAGTAATTGTTCCAAACTCCTTGAAAGCCTCGGGTGGTGTTGACATTGAATCAATGGCTTCACTTAAGCAGAACATTCCAGCATCCTTTAGATCTCAAGATCGTGCTGTGTCTTTGCAAGACTATCGTGACCTTGTACTGCGTGTGCCAGGGATTGTACGAGCAACGTCGTATGTTAGCGGTAGTACTGTGTACATTAAAGCAACCACTCAGCCCTCTGACTATGGGTCATCAAACACATTGGTATTAACTAGTGATGAGGTAACTGCTATTACTGATTACTTGGAACCACGTGAGATCGCTTTTGTTACCTCATCTGTAGGTGCCTCTGTGAGTTTGACACCTGTTAACTTTGCAGGAACTGTTCAAATTCAAGATGGGTACATTCAAGAGGTTGTGTACAACAAAGTTGTAGATGCTATCTATTCATTATTTGACTTTGATAACTTAGATTTTGATACAACTGTATCGCTTGGTAGTGTTTATCGGGCTATTCTTGACGTAGACGGTGTGGATTACACCAACATCACTAAATTTACAATTACTGGGTCAAACGTTATTGACAGTAGTGGTTCCTTTATAGGTGTTACCCCTAATGCACAATCATTGTTAGTACTTAGTTCTACATCATCATTTGTACTCACACCTAGCGGTGGTATTACCGCATCTGGCGGGTAATCATGGCAAGAAAGTCTTTTAGGCTTAGGCGTGTTTCTGGAGTCGGTGACGCCGTAGGGGTCGGTTCATTTGTACGAGGTCTTCCTAGTACACAGCGCCTTCTTGGTGTATCAGCCGCTGATCAAGACGCCGCACTTCGGTCAACTGGAATTATTACGGTATCTGAAACCGCAGACGCTTCTGTATTTTCAGCAATACCAATTGAATACAACGCTGTAGAACTAGCGTGGCTTCTCACAGACCCATTTGTAGCGGTAGAAGATATTGCAGAAGGTGATTCTGGGCTAGTAGGAGTTGCTATTGTATATTCAACCACTGGATATCCAGAAACAGTGGCTGACGGTAAACTATTGGTTAGCAGTAACGTCCTTAGTTATGTACACCAAGAACAAATTCCTATTATTACAGATACAGGTACTGTAATTAAAGCAGAACCAGAGTCTGGTAAATGGGCTTATTACACATTGTTTGGACAGTACAATACAGATGGTGTTGATGGCTCATATTTCTATGAGCGCCTCGCTTCTCTAGAGGTACTGCTTCCTCTTGACTACGGCTCACGTAGCGCATTGTGGAAACGAGTACCTCAGTACTACCGAGAAATGGATTCCGCTGGTTCATTATTAGACCCCAACGAACTTAACCGTGGACAACTTGAACGTTTTATTGATGTCTTTGGTTTTGAAATAGATAGAACAAGAACTCTGATTGATTCGTTAATGGTTCAGTATGACCCACTACTTGCAGAGGCTGATGCAGTAGAAGAGTTAGCCATGATGATGGGTCTTGAGTTAAATGTTAAAGATATTGGAGTGTCTCGCACCCGTGCGCTTCTTCATGACATTGGCTATATCCGACGACAAAAAGGTACAGAAAACGCCACAGTGGCATACTTAACAGCCGTAAGTGGTGGCGACGTATCTGTGTTTACTGGAGCAAGCGCTCCGTACTATACGTTTGCGGTTCATTCTCAAAAAGCAAACTTAGTTGCTAATCCACAATTTGTGGGGTCTTCTTCATGGTCGGTTGCTTCAGAGTATTCAGTAACAACTACTAGTGCGTCTAGCGGAATCACAATTACTGCTGGCGCTACAGCAACAAAGGTAGCCGTACGTTCAACTGTGGCTGTACCAGTTTCTTCAGAACATACATATTATATGTCTGGTGAATTCAGTGGTGCGTCTGCTCCCGTTGTTTACGGCAGTCTGTGGCACACCGCTAATAACTGGACTGCATGGGGTTCAGCAACTACTCAAGTTGATGAGATCCCTGCTGGTATTACTGGTAGGCGTATCTACGAAATGGATACCGCAGGGTCCAGTGCTTCCTTATATCCAGTATTAGTTTTGTATCTAGGGGCTAACCAATCAATTACTCTTAAAAAATGGATGGTAGAGCCAAACAGTTATGGAGACTTCTTTGATGGAGACTCAGTATTTGGCGGTTACCTATACCAAGGGTTCTCGCCCGACTTTAAATGGACAGGGACAGCCTATGCCTCGTATTCCATCTACACGGCTAACAGGCGCAAGACCCAAGACTCTATTGAACGCTTGCTTCCAAAGATCCTTCCAGTTACACTTTTAGGCACTGACAGTGGTCAGCCTAAGTACGAAGTGTTATTTGATTGGATTCCTGGAAGAACATTATGACCTATATCGTTGCAGGGTTAGCAGTATACAAATTAATTCAATTGGCTGATGCTCTCTCACCAAGAGAAGCCATGCCATGGGTCAAGATCTTATTGACAGTATTGGTTTCTGTAGGCGTGGCTTTTGCTATAGATCTAGGCGGAAATCCAATGGAGAACGTTGTTGCTGGCTTCAGCATCGCTACACTGGCGGGAGCCACACACTCTTTGCTACGGTTACTAACCTTAACAGGGGATATGGCACACAAAAAATCACTTAAATAAAAGGATCAAAAACGATGCTCAAGAAGTATGGAATTCTCGGTAGTGGAATAACAAGTAAGAATGTAATTGAAGATGCCCTCAATGAACTAGGTGTGGACAATGACTTCATTGTTACCTGTGGTGCTAAGCCATCTGAATCAGAGGCACGAGTAATCAACTGGTTGATTGACATGGAAGTCAATTACGAAATCATTCATGCAGGTAAGGCTCCAACAAAGTTTATTGAGAGTGCCTCGGTTGAACAATTAGAGGTAAACCCAGCACGGGAAATGATTCGCCAACTTGCTAAGAAAAAAGGAACTCTTTTACTTCTTTGGGATGACACAGTAGTACCTGAGATGGAAGAAATCTGTTTTGATGCGGCTGATGCTGGTGTCACTATCCTTGACTTGACTAATGGTCTTGTACCAATTGTTGTGGACATCACTCCTGAAGAAAAGACAGCACCAGTTCAAACTGAAGAAGTTGAGATTGAAGCCTTTACTCGTGATGAGATGCTGTCAATGTCCATTGGTGTTCTTCGCCGTACGGCAAAGTCCCAAGGAATCCAGGTAGGTACATCTATGACTAAAGAACAGATTGTTGATGCAATCCTTAATGATGTACCGATGCCAGACCCAATCATTGAAGACACTGAAGTAGAGGAAGTAGATATCCTCCCACCAATTGATTTAGGTACATTCCACGTTGTAAGTAGTGCTCAGAACGACCGAGCAATCACTAGTTCTTACAACACCTGCATGCTTACGGCAACATTCCCTAGTGGAGTGATTATGAGCCGTCCTGCAAATGTGGAAGAAGTCAAACAGTTGTTTGGCTTTGGTTCAACTGTTTAGTTACCACTTAACCTTGTCAGCCCAATAAGCGGCAGACATTTTGCCTTTAGAGATGTTCTTAGCGTGACGTGCTTTAAATGAAGCGTTACGTGCAAAATGAAGCGTTACGTGCAGAACCATCAGGTGAACCTTTAACGCCCTGTTGACCAAAGCGAATCGTCTTAACTTGATCGCCTTCTTTAGCAACAACAACATGTGACTTGGTTGGATGGTCAGGTGTTGCTTTAGGTTTGTTAAAACCAGAGACACCTGCACGGGCAAGTCGTGGGTCTTTCTTACTATCAGCCATTACTTTTTACCTTTCTTGGAAACAGCCATGTTGTCAACAAGGTTTGGATATGGTCGCCCTGCTTTTTCAGCACGAGCCTTTGCCTCTGACTTTTGTGCAGGAGTCAACTTCTCTGACTTCTTTTTTGGATTGGGTTTATCCCATACTTCTTTTTTAGATGCCATTACTTTTCTTTCTTATGAGGATGCTTTGCGTGCCAGCCTTTAGTGGCTTTAACACCTTCTTTAACCGTCTTGGCTCCAGCCACTTTAGTTAAATTAATCTTGTCGTTTTTACCTTTGGTGATACCAAGGTGATCAGCAATTATTTCCTCATTTTTTTTATATATGCGGTGAGGGGCACCGCCTGCCTTAATCGTTGCTGGTGCTTCTTTTTTCTTTGATGCCATAAAACTAACACGGGCAGGGGAGAAAGGAGGTAAAGCCCCTGCTCTGTCGTCCTGAGGAGGTCGCTCTCCTCCCAACACTCTTATTACTTTAACACCCGATCAGGAAGTGTTAAAGCAACGCCGAGAGTGTAACATGGGCGCCCCGAGAAATGACAACCTGAGGAGCACAAGAAATGGCAAAGAACAACCGACTGAGTGGCCCCTTCCTACCAGTCCCGAGATGGGTGTTGCCCTACATCGCAACTGACTATGTATCCCATGCAGTACTGAACCACTTCCTTCAGTACCTCCACCCTGATACTCAGGAACTGACAACGTCCTACCAGCACATTGCCGATCAGATGGGCTGTGACCGCCGTACCGTAATGCGCTCTATTAAGCGACTTGAGGAGATTGGTTTAATCGTTAAACAGCACCGTGTTACTAGGTCAAATAAGAACCTGACGAATAGTTACTATGTCAATTTTAACAACCCACTAGTGTCACACGAGTCACCCCTAGTGGTGACACTGGAGACACTAGGTAGTGTCACGGGAGACACTACTAGTGGTGTCTGTGGTGACACCCAATCAAGAGTAACTAACAAGAGTAAAAAAATCAATAAGAAGGAAATTTCAACAAAAGTAGATCAGAGGTTGATGGATGAAGAAACAATTTGACGACTGGGGAACTGGTTTAGGTGAAGACCCCGATAGAAAAGAACCAGCCCCAAAACAGATGCGCCAAGATTCCCGAGGCTCTCTAGTTCACTTCTTCCGTGACAGTCTGCCAACCGAGAACCTGATGAGAATCACCGCCCCTGTAAATGGTCCCGCCATGATGAAAGGGTTTAAGAAACTTACGGATAGAGGCTTTACAAACGAACAGATTCGTGAGATGATTTTGGACTTCGTAAAGGAGATCACACGCCGACCATTGCCAGTAGAGGTGGCACCATGGAGAGCGTTCCTTGCGAATTTAGATAAGTACGCAAAACAGCAAAGGACGATTAAAGATGTTGAACCAACAACAACCTCCATTGACCCCCGTCTCATCGGAGACTAAAAAACTATTAGCAGTTCGTTGCCTTGGTTGCGGTGTTCTTTTTATGCGCCCAGAAGATTATGCAATGCATTTCTCAAGTATCGGCTGTAACATGCAAACCCCCGTATCTAAGAAACGAGCCTAAGTAAACCATGACTGAATGGAAGAGTAACAAGTACTGGCGTAACCGTCCAATAGAAGAACGAGTGCGTAACCTTCGTGTTCCACCTCGCTATAAGAACTGCACGTTTGAAAACTATGACGAAGAACAAGGTTCCCCAACGTTCCAAAGCGCTGTAGAGAAGTGGTCAACAAATGTTGATAAGCGCATGGAAGACGGTATGGGTTTGTACATCTACGGTAAGACAGGTCTTGGTAAAACTCACATGGCAGTCGCCGCCCTTAACAAGATCATCTCAACAAAGCAATTGAGTGGGTTGTTTTTGTCTTACGACATTTTTACAGAGATGGTGCATGACTCCCGAAACAATGACGGTGAGTTGCCTGAAATGTACGGCGATCCAAACTTGCTCAAGTACATGCGCCGTGTGTATGACATCGTTGTGATTGACAACTTGAATGCAGACCGCTTAACTGAGTACATGGCAAAGACTGTGTCAAACATGATTGAGTCTCGCTACGAAATGCAGTTGCCAACAATCTTTACAACAGAGATTATCCCTGACAAACTTTCAGCGATCTACAGTCCACGAGTTCACTCCATCATCAAGCAGTCATGCTTCATGGTTGGTGTAACTGGTGAAGACTACAGAACGAGGGACTAATGCTTGGTAACGACATTCAGTCTTATGACTACATCGGATTCGGTGTTGTCTTTGAAGACCTACTCGCTACACCACCTGTAAAATTAAAAGCACTAGGTGCATCGTTGTATCAGGCACGTAACAATTGGAACCGTGTTATTGAACAATGGAAGCCAAACGACATGCCATTAAAAGCGCTGTATGACACAACTAATCGGTTGGGCATTGGAGCAGAAGTATTTACTTTCTTACATCCTGATGCTGTGCCTGCAATTGAACAATTCTTATTTCGCAAAGATATTTCTGTTCCTGTTCTTTACTACAAAGCGGTAGAAGATTTGGAATATGACTTGCGTTTCAAGCGAGCAATCCGTACAATCTTCGTCCCGCACAAAGAACAAGCCTCAGTGCTTGGGATGCGTGCAACAGTCACACCTCCTACTAGCGCTTGGGTTCTCTAATGGCATCAACTGAACATCTCTTAATCAGTAAGGTAATCCAAACCTCAGACCTGAGCGAAGTTATTGATGCAGGTATGGGTTCTTAACTACTGGCGTGAGTACAGCACTATTCCAACGGCTCGTGCGTTTAAACAAGAGTACGCAGATGTTCGTTTGCTCAACGCAGAGAACGAACCATTCCAGGCTCTCATTGACGAGATTTACATTGCCTACAAACAACAGCACTTGGTGCAAGCAATTACATCCGCTCTCCCAGCGCTGAACAACAACGAGACAGAAGAAGCATTCAACAAACTGTCAGAAGGTTTACAAAAAGCATCAGTAGAGGTTGCACGCCTACGAGACGTTGACCTCACGCAATCGTGGGAAGGACGGTTAGCAAAGTATGAAGAAATGCGTAACACCCCGAACGGTCTACGTGGCATTCCGACAGGCTTCTTGGGTCTTGATCGGATCACTGCTGGTCTTCGGCCTCAGCAGTTGGTTACATTCGTTGGTGAAGCAAAAAAAGGTAAATCATTAATGACCTTGATCATGGCTGATGCGGCTCACAACCACGGCATCACGCCAATGTACGTTTCGTTTGAAATGAGTATTGAAGAGCAAGCGGCTCGTTATGACGCCATCATCTCAGGTATCCCGCACACACGGATCATCCGAGGTGACTTGACTGCTAGTGACATGGAGAAGTTAAGCAAAGCACTTAGCCTCCGTAAGAACATGCAACCATTCGTCATGACAGAAGATGCCCACTCTCTAACAACAGTAAGCGCACTCGCTGGCAAAGTACAACAGCACCGCCCACGCTTGCTCATTGTTGACGGTGTGTATTTGATGGACGATGAGAACGGAGAACCAAAAGGTTCACCTCAAGCATTGACAAATATCACACGAGCATTAAAGAGGTTGGCACAGCGCTTTGATATCCCTATCATCGGAACTACGCAGGTTCTGTCGTGGAAACTTGGCAACAAGAAGTCACGTCAAATTACTGCGGAAGCAATCGGATACACCTCATCATTCGCACAAGACTCAGACCTTGTGTTGGGCGTTGAGTCAGACCCCGATGTAGACAACCAAGCAATCATCAGAGTAATTTTGTCCCGCTCATCCCCAAAGGGAGAAGTAAGAATCAAATGGGATTGGGACACAATGAATTTCACGGAGGTAGACGAAGATGACACAGGCGATCATGACAACTGGTACTACTGATCTTTATAACGTTCTGTTAGAACTTGGCGTAGAGGTACGCCGTTCAAATGGACGAGAGATTTCAGGATGTTGCCCAGTACACGAAAAGCGAACAGGTCGTGCAGATGGTTCACCATCATGGTCAATGAATTCAGAAACAGGTCTATGGATCTGTCACTCATGCGGTGGCAAAGGAACGCTTGCCTCGCTTGTATCAGAACTGACAGGTAACCCTGACAGTGTTTCTGCTGTTAACCAATTACTAATTGAAACAGGTATTAACCGCCTCACCGCCCCAGAGCGTGTTGAGTACAAGCCAGAAGTTGACTGGGTGTCATACAGCCGTTATGAGAACCCACCGCTACATGAGATCGTTAAACGAAACCTGGATCCTGATGTTGCACTAGCGCACGGAATCAAGTGGAACGTGCGTAAACATGCATGGGTCATTCCTATTGTTTCCCCACTCGGAGAACTTATGGGCTGGCAGGAAAAGGGTCCTGATTATTTCAACAACGAACCTGCGGGTGTTAAGAAGAGCAACACTCTTTTTGGCATTGAGCGTTTTCAGTCACGCACTGCTGTCCTTGTTGAATCACCGCTGGACGTG